TCTGGCAACGTTCACACCGACGGAGCCATGGACGTTTCAGGAGCAGGTACCTTCGCTAGCACCCTTGCGGTGTCCGGTCAAGGTAGCTTCTCCAGCGGATTGACTGTCGCGCAAGGATTCACCTCAAGCTATGCCGCCATCGGTGGTGGTTACGGTTCCTCAGGCGTCTCAATCTCAGCTGCAGGTGATGTGCAGGCAAATGGAGCACTCACCGTCGACGGTGCATCATACCTTTCTGGTTCAGTTGCAGCAGCTTCACTCGCGGTTGCCGGCAACGAGACAGTTGGTGGAACACTCGGCGTCACCGGAGCAGCTACATTCTCCAGCTCTATCTCTGCAGCTTCTGCAGCAATCAGCGGCAACGAGACAGTTGGCGGAACACTCGGTGTTACAGGTGCAGCTACATTCTCTAGCACACTTCAAGCTGCAAGCATTGCTTCAACCGGAGCAATGTCTTCTGCTGGAAACTTCTCTGTCAACTCTAACAAGTTCACAGTTAACTCCGCCACAGGCGCAGCTGTTGTTTCAGGCTCTCTCCAGGCAGCATCTCTTGCTATTACAGGACCTGCCGTTCTGAACAGCACACTCGGCGTTACAGGCGCAGCTACATTCTCTAGCTCTGCCTCCGTCGCCGGTGCACTCAGCGTCAGCGGACAAATCAATGCAAGCGGTGGAATCTCTGCAGCAAACGTTGTTTCTGCAGGATCAGGTTCTTTCGTAGGCGCCCTCTCTGCTGCTTCAGCAGCAATCAGCGGCAATGAGACAGTCGGCGGCACCCTCGGAGTGACTGGCGCAGCTACCTTCGGTGGCGGCATCACAGTTAACTCTGCAGTTGCTGACTTCAACGCTGGCGTGACAGCAAACTCCATCAAGATCGACGGCGATGTCGAGGGTTACCTCTACAGAGTTGCTTCTGACGGTTCAATCAAGGATGAAGGAAACCTCTTCTACAGCGGTGCCGGACTCCAGATCACCGGTTCTCTCGACGCATCTTCCGGACTGAAGGCTGCTTCTGCAATCATCAGCGGCAACGAGACAGTTGGCGGAACACTCTCAGTCGCACAATCAATCTCTGCTGGAACATCTCTCTCATCTGTAACTTTCTCCTCTTCCGGAGCAGCTTCAGTTGGTGGACAACTCACAGTCAGCGGTCTCTCTTCGCTTCAAGCTCTCGAAGCAGGAGCTTCTACACTCTCGAGCCTCACCGTAACAGGAAATGCTCAGGTCAATGGAGATCTCCTCGTCAAGGGTTCAACAACCTACATCCAAACAGACAACATGATCGTGAAGGATGCATTCATCCACCTCGCGACAGGATCTGCAGGATCTGACGACTCCGGTATCGTTCTCCACAAGGGTGATGGTTCTTCCGACCTCATCATCGGACAGAACGGCGGCGTTGGAGAGCTCATCTTCGCTTCTAAGAGCGTCGATGCGGCGGTCGACAGCAGCAATGCAATCGATCTCGCAGCAGCAGCTCTAGTCCCAGCTTGGATGTCTCAAGCAAAGATCGGTGCAGCACAAGGATCCATGGTCGGTTCTATCAGCAAGTCTGGTTCCGACTTCCTCGTTGCAGCAGAATCCGGCTCCGAGCTCAAGCTCCAGTCTGCTGGAAACGCTGCAGTTTCCTTCGCGTCAGCTTCTCAGGTCCCAACAGGCTTCTCAGCATCAACTGTCGTCGGCATGTTGAACGAGCTTCGTTCAGGACTCAGCTCGGCAAACGCAGGTGGAAACCTCTCCAAGGCAGCTTACTCTGGAAGCGTTGTTTCTGGCGGCGTCCTCAGCTTCGCAGCTCAGGGCTCCCTCGCTTCAGCAAGCCACAAGCTTGTTGACGTGTTCCTCAACGGTGTTCTTCTCGCACCAGGATACGACCTCACAGGCATCTCTTCAACTTCTGTAACAATGTCTTCCGACATTGCTTCAGCACTCATTGCAGACGACGTCTTCACAATTGTTATCCGTGGATGATTGTAGCCAGATTGGCACAGTGATGCGGTTGACTAACTAACCGTAAGGCCCAGAGGGAAACTTCTGGGCCTTTTAATTTTATTTAATTAATTCGATATTGTTTTAATCAATGTATTTACTCGAATTAATTCTATGATTACCTTTCGCATGTTTATCATCAAGGGGAAATCTATGTCTGAAGACCTAAAAACAAAATTAAGTTTATTAAACAATCTTATTGAGAGCAAGACAAACGCTGTTAATGCTCATATTGAAAACTTAAAGAAGCTAGAAGGATATTCTTTTGCAGGTCGAGAGATCACTGCAAAATTTAATTCTTACTTGACTCAGCAGGCCTCAGAAATTCAGGCTCTTGCAGTTTCTCAAAAGATTTCTCAAGAGATTGCTAGCGTTGCATTGACGATCTTAGAGAATTTTAAAAAGATCGTCAAAGAAACCGAAGAAGAATCAATGAAAATCTTTTTCGTAAAGCAGGGAGAGACTCTAGCAGAAAATCAAGACTTGACAAATTTATTATCTATAAAGAAGTCCCTGCACGACGAGATCGAAAAATCTACTCTACAACCTGTAGTTTCACAAGCAGTAGAAGCTAGTGTTGAAGGCGAAGCCAAAGAGACAAAAAAGAAAAGGGTCAGACCCGATAAAGATCTGACCACAAGAGTTGGAAGAGCTGCTCTTGATCTAGCAGAAAGACGAAAGAAACATAAGAAGACTTCTGCCTGATTTCAACGCCACGAACCCTTTGATGCAGTACCGCTGTCTTGCATTGAGATAATCAATTCACTCGTATTGAAGTGAAGCTTGCAGCCTTTTCCAAGGACCCATCCGCGCTTTACACGCGATGGAACCGGGCTGTTACATTCTCCGTCAGTCATGATGAGCATTCCATCCCAACGACCTCGGTTCTTGACGTTGTTTAGAACCGAGGTGGGTGCGTTAAAGTCAGTTCCGCCGGCACGAACTCGCTTTGCAGGAACGTTCGAACCACGACGCCACTCAAAGATATCTTTTTCATTTGCATCGCAGTCGAAGGGTAAGACGTCGATCGTCACTTTCTTCGTAAGTGATCCAAGCTCGGCAAAGAACTCAACAAGCATTTCGCTGGAAACAGACCCGGACTGATCAATCGCGACGAGGAGCTTAGCTTCATAACCTCGCTTCGTGCCTGGATGAATATACGGATAACGCTTGTTGATCCGCTTCATCGTATTAGTTCGTCCACCTCGAACAAGTTGACCAACGAACTGACGAAGCACATTTCGCCAATTAATCACGCTTGACACTGATCGACGAATAGCATCAGCAACGTCAGTGGGTATGTTTCCCCAACCGTTGGCTTGTGAATCTGCGGCTTTAACTGCTTTTTCAACGACGGACTTGACTTTTCCTTCAACGTATTCTTTCATTTCGTCAGGAATTTTTTCCCATCCTTCGTGGTCGTCCATCGAAGAAATTCCTTCGATTTGTGACTGAAAATCCGGATCGTCTTTGGTCTTCTCGTAGATCTTCTCGAAGTACCACTCGGAAGCTTGCATAGTCGGAAGTTCCGCAATAATCGTTGCAAGCTTCATAGATTCTTTTTCTTCAGGAGTGAACTCACGTCCTTCGGGATGCTTCGGCATTCGACCTGGGACAAGTGCGAAGTCAGGCAAGAGACTGTCTCCGTCGAGATGTGAAGTGTTATTAGACCGGTTTGGGTCAAGAATGATCGAATTAATCGCAAGATCAGTTGCAATGTTCCAGAGCTGAGCAGGATTCTTCTTTCGTCCGTACAAGTGTCCAAATATGAGATGATAAAATTCGTGAATGAGAACACCGCGAACCTCACGCTGTGTGAGCGACTCAAAGAACTTTGGGTTCCAGTACAGAACGATGTCGTCGCTTTTCATGTCGTAACCGACAGCAGCCGTTGGCATATCTTCGGTCGGAACCTTAGTGATGTGACGAGAAAGTTCTGCAAAGAACGGAGAGTCTTGCAGGAAAGAGATGAGATGACGGTCCAGATTGAATTCGGTTTGACAAGCCTTAAACATGTTTATACCTTATCACGACGCTTCGCACATTTGTACGACTATTTTCTTTATAAAAGACGCAATATGAATCTGAATATTGTTTTCAATATTCACAAGATTGAATTATTAGAATTTAATCAAAGAATTAATTAAACCAAGCTACATAGGTCAGTTTGCACGATAAGCAGCTTCTGCATCAAGGACTTTTCTGTCGACGTCGGTCCGTGATCGAAAACGAACAAATACAGGAAAACGTACTTTTCCGTCTCGAGTAAATCCGTCGTGTGTGAGGGGATCAGGTTGACCTTCAACCTCTACAACTTTTCCGATATAAGAGTCAGGATCAACTCCAATTTCAGCTCGAAGGATATCAGTATAACCACCTCCAACACGAGTCACAATTCCATTTGGCATGACAACACTAAATCCTCCCCACAGACCTTCTCGTTTGGAACCAATGTTTCCTTGATAATGTCCGACGATCACACCTTCGTAAGTCGCAACAGGTTTCATCTTTTTAATAGCATCAGATCGTTTAAATGCGTACTTTGCATTCAAGTCTTTCAACATGATGCCTTCGTAACCCTTCTCCATACAGTCATTGTAAAACTCAAGCAGCTCATTTAAGTTTTGAACAGTTTTACCTGGCACTGGAACTACAGCAGAATTTGATGCTTTTGAGACAAGATCATTCACCAATTCAACTCTTTCTGAAAGCATGAGAGAAGAATTTTGGGAGTGCCAATCAGAAAATTGCATTGCGTCAAAAACATGAAGAATCATGTTTGAATCATCTTTTCCTCGCTTGTACGACATAGCAACAGATGCTGTTTCATTCCAATCTGCACCCATCACCTCTGCGTCTAGCACAAATTCTTCCCACGGAGCTTGTTCTAGAATTTTCTTGATGTTTGGTAACGTCTCTAGTACAGACCCACTGCGAGTGTACATAGTAATTTCACTGTTGTGTTTTACGACAACACAGCGAAGACCATCGAGTTTTGGCTCAATTCGAACAGGATAGCACACTTCATCTTCAATAATAATTCCTCGTCCTGTCTCATGACGTGTAGACAACGATTCTGCAAGCTGAACCGAGAAACCGACAATAGACCCAGGCCAAATTTTATTTACAGTAGAAGTAGAAACACCACAGCGAAGATTCTTCAGAAGAATTCGCATGCACCATTTCTGCTGAGAAACAGTCATCTGTCCAAAGATGTAATGGACGAAATCCTTCGCTGCGTTTCCGGTCTTCTTCCGGGTGGAAAGGTTATCATAAATTTCGTCAAGGAATTGTTCAACAATGGCGTCATCGTCGCCCAGACCTAGCGCCGGAGACATCTTAAATTTTGTAATAAAGAAATTTATATAAGGATCACCCACAGCGACAAAAATTCGCTTAAGAAGCTTATTGTCGCTGTGAGTCTCGAGAATCTCTTCTTTAAAGAGACGTGAATTGTTTGACTCGAGTTGCTCTAGAATTTGAATTACTGACAGCATGTCATTAGCTTATAATAAGCCGTCGCGAATTTGAACTAGTTTTTCTTTTTCTTTTTCTTAGAAGATTCTTCTTGACTCTTTTGAGAGTCTGTTTCTTGAATTTCTACATCTGACTCTTGAAAATCAGATTCTTCAGTCTCTTGGTCAGATGTAGTACTTAAATCAAAAGTTTCACCTGTATTTTCTTTTACAAGATCAGGTGGATCTAGGACTATCAGACCTTCGGCAGGAGAAGAAATAGTTCGTGGAAGATCAGCGGACTCAACGCCAGACGCTTTTAAAAAGTCATCTTCTTCGGGAGGAATTACACCCATTGAGTCACAACGAGTCTTTAAAAGTTCGTAAGTGACAATACCCGTTTCTTGAAGAAATTTTTTCAAACTTGATTTACGCCTTCTTAGAACATTAAGAAGCGTAACTTTAGAAATGCTTCGCTGGTGTAGTCTCATTGGATCAAACTTTCTTTTGTTTCTAGCTTTCTTGTAGCTTCGATCTCTTGAAGTAAATCGCAAATTCCTTCTTGAAATTTAGGCTCCTTAATGATCGTCTCGACTATCTCGTCTGTGACATCAATTCCCCAATTTTCAGTAATTGCATATGCAAATTTCTTCATGATTCGTAGAATATAATTCCTTGCCGAAGAATGATTCATTTTGTAGCCAATTAATGTCATCATATCAGCTATTTCTCTATAGTTAGTTCCTTCTTCAGCTACAGTGGCATACTGCACCTTTTCCATCTTATTTTGATTTGTATTCAAGTTAATTAGCCTCGCTTAGTTGTAAAAGAAGAAAATCTAGCGTTTTGAACTTCATCCAGTTTAGTCATTAAAACATGTCTATGATCTAACTGATTAATTTTGTCTTCGACGATATCCTGAATCTGATCTTCTACTGAAATCAGGTGATTCACAATTTTTGACAATAGAAAGATAATGAAACAATTTGCAATTAAAATTGCTAATGCAACTACTGTGAAGATATTCGACATTATGCACCTGTAAAAGACGCAGCTTCTTCATCAGACATTTCGTACTCTGATCTATCGAGATTGTCGTCAAAGAGACCGAACCGAAGTCGAAGAATTGCTGATTCTTTTTCAGACAAAGTCTCGAGAACGTTCTGAACAATTCCAAGAAGCTCTTTGAAAGAAGCAACTTGAAATGGATTCACATTCTCATTTTCATCTTCAATTTTACTGTCAATTGACCCAGAGTCTGGATCTGACGACAGCGTCTGATTTAGAGAAATTGTATTCTTTCCAGAAGCAATAGTAGCTTTAACTACAGTTTCTGATGCATCAATTAACTCTAACAGTTCGTCATTTGATGGGTCACATCCCATCATTGCACGATATTCGTCTGCAGCCTGTACAATTTTCTTTTGGACAGAAGCAGCATGCGCAGGCAGTCTAATCATTCTCTTGCGCTTCAATACATGCTGAGTAATTGCCTGTTTAATCCACCAAGTTGCGTATGTTGAGAATCTAAACCCGCGCTTGTAATCAAATCGATCGATTGCCTTCAAGAGACCAAGATTCCCTTCTTGAATTAAATCTTCGAGGGGAATATTGTGCCCTTTGTGCTTCTTTGCAATTGAAATAACAAGTCGAAGATTGCTTTCAACCAACTTTTTCTTTGCTTTTTGGGACTTTTCTCCTGAACCTTCAGAAAAGTCTTTAAACAAATCTACGACTTCTGGATGCTTGAGAAGCGAAAAAGATTTTAGATCTCGTAGATAATCGCGTACGATATCTTGCATATTATAATTCTCAGTTCAGCACTTCGTTGTTCTGATGAGTTTCTCTCTGGCGAAGGTCTAGGTCTGTAAGACCATGTTTCTTAACATATTCGAAATGCGCTGCTCGACGATCATCACGGATTCCAAGTTCCCGCTGAACATAGCAAAGCGCAATTTCTGTTTGGTGCGGATCAAATCCTTCTCGTTCAGCCGACGCGCGCTCTTTACGAAGAGAATCTTGCATATTTCGAAGATCGTCGTCAAGAGTGTAGCAAAGATCGTCGATAGAAATCATTTCGCTGCTGTAAAAGTTGTTCTTCTTCTTGTTAGACATATTTTGTTTCCTTGTAGTTGAGTGTACGATAATCACAATTTGAACGGAATGTAATTCCTTATCAGAGCCTTACAATAAATTGTTGTCGCGCTAATTTGTAGAGTCAATCATCACTTCTTCGAATGCCTTAGAAACGTCTGACATAAATTTGACAGATTCCATAAAATTGAGATTCACAGAAGGAATAGCTTCTCGATTTTTAAAAACAATTCTTAGATTACCTCTGCTTGACACTATAATATCGAATTCAGACTGTGGCGATGTATAAACCTTCTTCCAGCGCTCGAGCCTGTCAGCTAGAGAAATAATATTGTCTTTAAACATCAAGTTCACCGTAGTAGTCATTGAAAGGACGAAGAATTGAATTAAATCCTGATTGAAATAGTGCTTCTTGCATTTTTTGACCGCCGATCGGATTAACTGAATGAACAATCACTTTTTTTGTAAGATTTTTAACAGGATAATCAATCATCCATCTAACAACATCCAGACCCGTAAGAAGTCTTTGAGATCCCCAGCTATCTACTAGAGTATCTGCATCATTTACTTCTTCTCCAAGATCATGGTCGAGATGAATGATATCCCATCCACCTTTTTTTAACTCTTGAATGCAGTCAGAGTAGTAGTAAACATGAGTTACTTTATGACCAAGATAGAACTGTTTAAAAATCTTGTGCCTTTCTGAATTATCGTCAAGAATTAGTATTCTCATTGGGAACCTTCTCTTAAAGATTCAATTAAGCTATCAAGATGCTGAATGATAAATGTAAGATGATAATTGAATTCAGAAATATCTGACCACGATTTGTCTACTACGATGTTCTTCTTTTTTAGATCACGAATTAAAGACAAATTTTGTGTTAAGCTTTTTAAGATATCTTTTGCATTTTCTACGGATAACATCAAATTTCTCCCAAATCTAAAACTCCCCATTCATTTATATCAATAGTGTAAACTACACGAGTCACACCAGCAACTCTCAGTTTTAGTTGACAACTCGCACAGGGTTTAGCCATAGCCCACTCTCCATTTTTACGGACTCGAGCTACCCAAACTTCAGAATTAGGAGTTAATTTTCTTGAGAGACGTGCTTCTGCATGATGACTAAGTGCTACATCTCGAGAAGCTACGTTTTTAGAAGCTACAATAACGCCATCGTTTCTAAGACCAACTGCGCCTAGAAAAAAAGTTCTAATATCATCTCCTCGAGATGCACCTTGAAGAGCAGCCGCAGCAGCAGCTTTCAACATTTTTTTATCGGCAGCAGACATATAAATGTTAAATTAACAATACACAAGTTAGACGTTATTTTGTTGTTGAATAATTAAATTACATGAATGACGATCTCAAAACTTCTAAATCGGGTTTAGAATTTATCACAAAGTGGGAAGGTTGTATCCTAAAACCATATAAAGATATCGCTGGACTTAGAACAATTGGTGTAGGTCATTTAATAAAACCTGGAGAAAAATTCCCAGACGGAGTAGAAATTTCCAAAGAAAAAGCGCTTGAAATTCTTTCAAACGATGTATCTCTCTGTGAAAATTCCATAAAGCTGAGAATTAAAGTTCCTCTTAATCAAAATCAATTTGATGCACTTGTATCTTTTGGATTTAACTGCGGAACAGGTGTTTATCTTTTATCAGATGCTTGTAAAGCACTCAATGAAGGAAAATACAAAGAAGTTCCTTCGAGACTTCTAGTTTGGAGCAAAACAAAAATCAATGGTGTTCTACAAGTTAATCAAGGACTATATAATCGAAGAAAATCTGAAGGTGAGCTATTTTCAAAACCTGTTTCAGGTTCACAAAAAACATCAATAAGTCCTTGGACAAAAGAAGATCTTGAAAAAGCACAGACGATCTTAAAAAAGATGTCTCTATATGATGGAAAAATTGATGGAATCTACGGGCCTAAAACAGAATCTTCAATTCAAAAATTTGCTGAAAGTAAAAATCTGTGTTTAGCAAATATATCTGCTGGATTACCTTCAGACTTTAAGTCTCTACTTTTTTCCTGTTAGTGCGCCTGCCTGGAGTTGAACCAGGCACCGGAGCTTTATAAGAACTCCTGGGGCTACCGGCCCCACAGGCGCAAGTAATTAATACTCTATTATGTTAAGAAAACCAAATACAATTTAATTTTACTTTTTAGTTGATGAGTAATTATCAGCAGCCCAGCCCGAACCCTTTAAAGTAAAATTAGTACCTTTTGAGATCAAGCGATTAAAGCAAAAAATTTTGCAATTTGGACATTCAGCACCCTTTTCATCTTTAATAGATTGCTGAACTTCAAACTCATTGTCACAAACTAGACATCCATATTCGTATGTTAGCATAAATTTCTCAAGGTGTAATTGTCACTGGAAATAAAACTTGTTGTCCTGTAATCTGTGGGACACCCGATTGTCTATCATTCTTTAGCGGTCCATTTGCTGTAACAAACTGACATAG